CTACTACTTAAACGATGTTGATGGTGGTGAAACTGAATTTAAATTCAACCCATTAAAGGTTAGACCAGAAGCTGGCAAATTAGTAATAGCCCCAGCTTTATGGACACATAAACATCGTGGTAACCCACCACAAAACGGTCAATATAAGTATATCATAACTGGTTGGATTGAAAAAACCGATGATCATGACATTTCTTCAGAATTTGAGGAAGATTACTTGATGTAAATCTGTTTTTTAATTAAAACAGTGATATTTATTAGATATGGACAATATTTTACAAAGTTTTACTGTTCGACCTAGTTTGTATTCTGATATATGGGAAAACCCATCTTCTGATAATTTTAAAGAAATAAAACTTAAAAAAGAGATTAGGGAACATTTAATTGCAATAGCAAAAGATTTTATCGATAGTCTTGGTATTGATACTTTAGCTATTGAAGATATTTTGTTTGTTGGTAGTTTAGCTAATTACAATTGGTCCGAATATTCTGATATTGATTTACATATTGTTATCGATAAACCAAAAGTTAATGATGATTCAATTCTTGTTGATGAATTTTTTACAGCAAAAAAAGAGTTATATAATTTAAAACATAATATCAAAATAAAAGGTTTTGACGTTGAATTATATGTACAAGCAGCTGATGAAGTTTTAGATACTGCTGATGGTATATACAGCATTCTCTATAATAAATGGAGAAAAGAACCAAATAAACAAACACCTCAAATTAACAAAAAAGATATTGTTAAAAAAGTTAAAGAATTTAATAAAAAATTGATTGATATTAGTAAAGAAGAGGATCCAGACGCTAAAATCTTAAAACTTAAAAAACTTAAAGAAAAGATTAGAGCTTACAGAAAAAGTGGTTTAAATGCAACGGGTGAGTTTAGCACAGAAAATTTGGTTTTTAAATATTTGAGAAGATCTGGATATATGGATAAATTAGCTGATATGGGTGTTGATGTTAAAGATGAATTTTTATCGCTAGAAAATCAACAATATTGATATTTTCCTATTTTTGAATATATTTATAAGAAGAATAATTATTTTAAATAACTAACACATGAGAGCAATAGGTTCTGAAAAAATACAAAATGTAGACGATAAATTAGCTAGAATCCTAGAGATTGCTGGTATTAATAAAGAACAAATCAACGAAAACAAACCATTAGTTGGTCATTTGTCAAACGTATTACATGAAGCGGTTGCAGCAGATGGTACTGAATATGGTATCGTTCAAGAAGAAAAACACGTTTACATTAAAAGAAAAACAGAAAACGGTTATGAATATTTAAGCGGTGTTCAAAATATACAAGAACATTCTTATAAATCATATGCTGATGCTTTAAAACATTTAAATATGATGTTCAAACAAATTAACGAATCAGTTGATTTTAAAGAAAACATCGATGTTTTAAAAAAAAAAGCATAACTGAGCGTTATATTCTAAAACTTAATAAAAAACCAACACAGTCAATTGATACAACAACTGACGCAACAAGTGTTGAAACAAGTGAACCAGCTCCGACTCAAACTGATACAGCTGTAGAACCAACGGATTTTTCTGTTGATACAACAGCAGATACAAACCCAACACCAGAAACTCCTGTTGATACAACAACGGATGTTGCACCTGAAACACAAGATGGTACTCAAAATACGGATGAACCTATTTTAAAAACGGTTCAAAAGTTAACTGGTAAATTAACTCAAAAAATGAGAGATGGTGAACAAGAGTTAGAATCAAAAGATTACAAATATGTTGTTAATTCAGTTTTATCAGCAATTGATATGACAAAGGTAACTGAAGAAGATATGAAAGACATGTTAAACAAATTGGAAAACAAAGATTCTGAGGATACTGACGGTACGGAACAAAACATGGAAACCGAACCAACAACTGAACCAGAAGTTGAACCAGTACAAGAACAACCTAATGAATATTTACATAGGATTCAAAAATCATTAATAGACGAATTTTTAAACGAAAAAAAATAATAAAATCCCCGAAAGGGGATTTGTTTTTTTAAATACTTTTTATTATTATTGTGTAAACAGTTTAATAATGATAATAGGTATTTTAGGAAAAAAACGTTCAGGTAAAGACACGACAGGTGATTATTTAGTTTCAAATAAAAATTTTGTAAAATATAGCTTTGCTAACCCAATTAAACGTGGTGCCATGGAATTATTTGGTTTCACAGAAGATCAGGTTTTTGGTGACGCTAAAGATGAAATTGACCCAACTTGGGGTATTACACCAAGATTAGTATTACAAATAATGGGTACTGAGGTATTTCAATACGATATGCCAAAATATATACCAGAATTACAAGCATTTGGCCGTGGATTCTGGGTTAAACGTTTTGAACAATGGTATGAACAAAATAGAACTTTAGATGTGGTTATTTGTGACGTAAGATTCCAACATGAAGTTGATTCCATTTTAAAAATGGGTGGTGCTATATGGTCAGTACAAAGACCTAATTTAACTGGCGGTGATGAGCATGCATCTGAAAAAGAAATGGATGCTATTGTAGGTATAACATCTAAAATAATAAATGATGGTACATTAAATGATTTGTATCTTAATATAGATAAAACTTTAGATGATTTACGAAGATCCGTTAGTTGAGTTATTATCAGTACATAATTTTAAACTTAAAAAAGCTACAGCTGAAATGCTATGTTATGCTTTTAACAAAAGGATATCTTGCGAAAGAAAGATTAATAAACAATTATTTAATAGGTTCGAAAAATATAAACCTTTATATGTTTTTAGTTACGGTGGGGTTATAAATTATCCACCCGAAAAACAACCTATTAAATTATATGGCGTTGAAATTATTGTACCACCTGGTAAAGAAGAAGAGTTTATCGATAAAAACTCAAACTTTATTTATTATGGTAGTTCAGAATCTAAAATGGAATGGTTAGATATTGATGAAAATAACAATTTTACTGGTGTTTATGGTACCTGTAGAATTACTTTTTAAAAATTTTTAATCTAAGAGAACCAGTACCTTTTATAACTCTATGCCAATCATGTCTTGCTATATTTAGTGAGACATTTTCTTTTAATTGAATTGGTAATTGGTCTTCATATTGAAAAAACCAATCTGTTGGATGTAAAACTTCTATTGTACGGTCTTCGTTATCTCTATGCCACATAAGTTCAATCGGATCAATATTTTGATCAAACTCCCTTATTACATAGCCGTCACCAATTTCAATATCTGTATAAGGTTTACCAGTAACCACCAAATTTAGATTTTAAACCTAATAAATGAGCATATCTTGGTAATCTACATGACCAATAAGATGCTTTTGTTCTATCTTTTTTATGAGCACAATCATGTCTTGCTGCAAACGATTTACGTGCTTTAGGGTTGTTTAATTTAACAGATAAACCTGTTGTGTCACCAAAAGAAACCTTTTTAATACCACCACCTGGTTTTCTAACATAAACATAGAATTTTTTAGAACCACCTCTATGTGGTTTACCTATATCAACTTTTTTACCGTGATAATCAGCCTCTTCTAATACATCTTCAGTAAGCGGTAAATCTAAAGGAACCATAGTACCTTCGTATAAATCAAATTTACCAAGATCAGTATTTTCAAATAATTTTGAATCTAATTCCGATAATTTAATTAATTTTTTCTCCCAAAGTTCTCTAGCTTCTTTAATTACATTTGCATGTTTTTTACTACCTGGTCTGTATATGTTTTCTAATAACGGAACACTATAGTTTATATGGTATTTAATATCCTCAGATATTTGATCTTTCATTATCCATCTATCAAAGTCTTCGGTTAGTCTTTTTTCAATAGCTATTTCAAAACACTCTTCACAAACAACTTCCGATTCAGATACCAAAGATTCAAACTCTTTATTTTCATACATTTCTTTAATAACTTCAAATACAAATGAAAGATCTTTGTATTCTGGATTAACAACAACGTGGTAGCAATCGTTAGATTTTTCTAACATTGGTTTACCAAAGTTTTCTTTACTTTTTGAAATATAAAATGATGGGTTTTCAGCGTTTTCTTGAATAGAAAACATTTCATAAACAACCTCAAGATTTAAACCCTCTTCTTTAGGTTTTTTATCTTCAGTTTTTTTATTCTTGGCATTATCCCAAGAACTTTTTTCTTTTAAAGATGTTTCTAAAATATCTTTTTTGGTAACTTTAATTGACATAGTTATTCGTTGGTTTCATTAAGTTTTGTGAAAATCTTTTTTAATTGATCTTCAGTAATTTTATATTTAACTTTTTTCTTATTTTCCACCACAGGTTTTTTTTCAGCTAAAATGGCCGAAACCTGGCTTTCTGTCATTTTGTATATTTTCTTACTCATGATATTAGTTATATTATTATAAATATCTCATTATAACAATAAGTTCTTAAAATCATAAATATTATTTGGTATTATTTTTAGGTGCTCAAAACCATAAAAAGCACTCATAATTGATTGTTCTCTAATCGTTTGATTATCAACCAAACTTTTAGAATGGAAACTATTAACAACATAAGTTGTACCGTAACCACAAATTATGTATTCGGTGTCCGATTTTTTACAAATGAAAATGGTTTTTTTATAAACTGGATAGTAGAAAATTGGGAACTCATTATAGTTGAAAATAATGACATCAACCCATTTACCTAAAACACCCCTTAATTGGTCTAAAGGTTGTGTTTTTATATCACGATAATCAATTAAAGGAAAACCACACCTTTTAGATAGAGCTGTTAGAGCGCAAACCATTTTAAACATATCTTGGTACTTTGTTTTATTCTCAACCAAAAACTTTGTTTGGTGGTTTTTTTGTACAACCTTTTTCATATAAAGAACACAGTTATGTATATCTTTATCATCTAATTTAATTGTGTTGAATTTTTTTATACCTTTATTATAAAGGTCTTTAAAAGATAAAATACTCATGGTACACAAAATTAAAAAAAAATTTGTTTATAACCAAATATTTTACTACTTTTGTTGTATGAGTAAATATACCAAAGAACAATTAGATTTTATACAATTTAGCGGACCAGAATCGATTATATTATCCGCAACCGCTGGTAGCGGTAAAACGCATTCAACAGTTGGTAGATTGAACCATTTATTAGATAATGGGGTTCCAGCTGATAGAATAATATTTTTTTCATTTACAAACGATGCTGTGGACGAACTTAGAAGTCGTATCAAAAGTGAGGTTAAAATTACAACAATACACAGTTTTACAAGTTCTGTTTTAGGTAAATTAGGTAAATTTAAACCGATTGTAACTTTTTACGATTTTATTAATTGGTACCGTGAAAAAAAGAAACCATCATTTAAGGACCCAAGAAAAATCAGGGAAGAGTATTATAAAAATATTGAACGTTTTTATGAAGAAGGTGCCGCAATTTCATCATCTTTTTCATCATATAAATTACAGTTTTATGATGGTATAAGAGCACCAAAACCCAACTTTTATGATCACTATGTTGCCTTTTTAAAAGAAACGCAAAGTCGTGATTTTTCTGATATGTTGATTGATACTGAAAGATTTTCAAAAGATCCACAGTATAAGGATTTCTTTAATGGTATGTATGATTATGTCTTTATTGATGAATATCAGGATACATCAACACTACAAATGAAAATATTATCAACCATAAACGCTAAACAATATTACTTAATTGGTGATAAAAACCAGTCTATTTATGGTTTTTCTGGTGCAAATTGTGAGAAAATAGAGGCTCTACTCAAACAGAAAAAAACTGTTGTTGAA